TTCCTTGGGGCTTGTCTACTACGATGAACACATCAGCGCTAGTCACCATAACTGATAGTAATAATTATTCTACGGTAGCAGAGTTCACTGTTCCCGGAAACGCGGATACCCAATACCATAAAATAGAAATATCGCCTGTTTTTTTCGCTAAAGTAACGTCAGACAGCTTATCGCTGGGCACCGTCGATACAGTTTATCGTTTGCAGAAAAAATCTAAAACTAATACTGGGGTTTCTTTGGGTACCGTAGTAGATAGAGGACAGTTTGGCGGTTCCGGCAGTTATTTTTTCTATTTTACTGTGTCAGGCGATAAACGTCAGGTGTTAGGGAATGCTGTAAAGGTAGCTGACAACAATTATGCAGGAAATCCGGCAGGTAAACGTGAGATTAAAAGTTTTCATTACAACGCTACAGAGGACAAGACTTATATAGCGTTTAATAACGGATCATCTACTCTCAGTGCTTCGACGTTTGCTTCGGGCACAACAGCCTATATCGGGTATGATGGTTGGAGTGCTGTGGGTGATTGGGTTGATGTCGGCTCGGCGCTACTACAAACTACCACAGAAAACGCAGGGTCAAGTATTTATGTACCCGCCTCTTACACGTTACCCACAATACCGGCGTTTTTGGTTCAAAATAGTAATAGCGCCGCTACGGAATTTAGGTTTCAAATAAAGCCAGGTGACTCTAATAGGGAGATACGCTACGAAAAAACCTACGTATCAGCGCAAAACATTAGGAGGGGCTAATCATGGATGATGATAACAACGTAGCCTTACTTAAATTAGATGCCCACGAAAGAGAGTGTGCAGAGCGTATGAAGAACATACAGTTCCAGTTAGATACTGTGGATAAGCGTTTAGATCAGGGTATGCATAAGTTTAGAAGCATTGAACGTTTATTATGGCTTCTTTTTCCAGTGATTCTAGGGGCAGATGCAATTGCTCAGAACCTACTCTAAGACCTTACTGCTATGGCTATTTGCTGTAAGTGTATATGCTAACAACCAAGAAGGTAGCCTTAACACCTACCACGGCGAGAATAGTGTAGCTAATAGTAATAACAGTACTAAAGATGAATCAGTATCTAACACATATAATGGTGCGGGGTCTTCTTCGGAAATACCTGTAGGTAGCGCTATAAGTCCTAGTTATATGTCTAATGGCATGGATACTTGTTTGAAAGGTACAGGGGGTTCACTGCAGACTGTAGGTGTTGGTTTTAGTAGTGGGGGGTATAACGTTGACCCAGAGTGTAATAGGCGTAGAGATGCAAAAGTATTATCTGATTTAAACATGAAAGTAGCTGCTGTAGCTAGAATGTGTCAGTCAGTAGATGTGTGGAAATCTATGTTCATTTCTGGTACGCCCTGTCCTATACTATCTAATGGTAAACTTATAGTTGGTAAGCGGGCGTTTCTTATGATGAAACAAAGCCCCAAAACTTACATCCCAGATTACGGCAAAAAAACTAAAGAGTGGTATAATACAATACTTAAAATAGGAGAGAGCGATGTCGATGAAGAAGAAGATGATTTTACCTCTATTAGCGCTAAGTACCGCAGCTCACTCCAGTGAGTTAGACAACTTAGTTAACACGTCGTCGGCTATTGTAAGTCAAATTGATAAAGGTATCGCGTATGTGGGTTCTGCCACTGAGTATTCTCATCTTGGTACTGCTATGTCTGATGGCAGTGTTTCAGAGTCCGCGCATATTACCTCACAACAGATCCAAGCATACAATGATGCTCTTAGTAATATGGCTAATTACATGCCTTATGGCGATGTCCGCGCTGTCTTAAACGAACGTGCTGTAACAGAACTAGAGCTTATGGACACGGCTATTGACACGTTTACAGAAGCAGTTGTAGAGATGGTGCAGGTTGTAGAAGTAGCTGAACTGGCAGAAACAGCGGCTACCCCCGATGAAGAAGCTGCGGTACAAGAATTCGTGTCTAACAACCAAGAAGTGCTAACTATTAGCCAAGAAGAAGTCACTGAGTATAATCAGTCTATAGATGACATTGAGACCCATGCTAACAACGCTACGGCATTTATTGCGGTTGCCGAAAACACTGCGGCGGTAGATTTCTTGCAGCAGGGTGCAGAGAATAACAATACTACTGCGGAGCAAGCTGTAGTTACGTATTCAGCTAACAACCAGTGGGTAAGTATGCAGTGGGCTGGGACTAACAATGCTTCTGCTGTATACCTAAACGGTAACGATAACTTTGGTCTAGATGTATATGCTACACAAGCGGAAATATTAGTTGCGGGTCAAGAGTCTGAGTTTTATTTAACTGGCCCTACTGCGCAAGGATATAACTGCTTTATGTATGGAGATTGTAATTATGAGCCTTGAGTCTAGCGAACTGACGATTGGCGGTCAGACGTTTAAAGGGGCTTGGATTGCTGTAGTATTGGCTATTGGTTCTACTATTGGTGGTGGGGTATGGACTGCAAGTAGTTTGTACTCTAGACTAGAAGCTGTAGAGGCGGTACAAATACCGAACATAGTACCCCTAGAAGAGAAGATATTACTTATTGAGCAAGAGCTTACCGCTAATGATGTGTCCAAGTTGCAGGGTAAACTAGCGGAATTAGGTACTAACTTAGTAACTATTAAAGACCAACAATCGGGACTGTTACTTATAAAACAACAAGTTACTGATGTAGAGAAGTCAGTAACAGAGATGCAAACTGTTGTTCAGAAGGCAGAGATGGTTGTCAAGGCGGTAGAGAACTTTGACGGTGATATAAAGGTTTTAAAACGTGAAATACAAGATTTGTGGGACGGTATGGACGAGTTATACAACCCACTGAAGTGAGGTATATATGTTGCAACATCTTATAGGCCCTATAGCTAATATAGCTGGGGGCTACCTAAAAAACAAAGCGGAAGAGAAACAAGCTAAGCATAAAGCCAAAATGAAGGTCATTGAGAATGATGGTGAGTGGGAATCTAAGATGGCTGATGCCTCTGCCCATAGCTGGAAAGACGAATTTTGGACTATTGTGCTTTCAGTGCCCATCTTTATGATTGGATATGCTATTGTGGTTAACGATATAACAGTAATAGATAGAGTTAAGGAAGGGTTCAGTGCTCTTGCCGGTTTGCCTGAGTGGTACCAATACTTGCTGTTTATCGCCATATCAAGTAGCTTTGGTGTTAAAGGTGTTTCTAAACTAATGAGTCTAAGAAAATGAATTTAAAGTATTTTAAAGTAGAAGATTTTAACTGTCAGGAAACTGGTGAAAATGAGATGTGCCCTGACTTCTTACAGAAACTTGATGCACTGCGTGAAGTGTGTGGGTTTCCGTTTATTGTAACTAGTGGGTACAGATCGCCTAAACATAGCATAGAAGCGGCAAAAATCTTTGGTGGCAAACCTGCAGGAACACATGCACAGGGTATTGCTGTTGACATTAAAGTAACGGGTGGTGCACAGCGTATGTCTATTATACGTAACGCTTCTATTATGGGCTTCAATGGTATTGGGGTTGCTAAAGGTTTTGTACATGTTGACACGCGAGAGACTACCCCAGTAGCTTGGAAGTACTAATATGCCACTTAATAAAGTCCAGTTTAAACCCGGTATAAATAAAGAAATAACTAAATATACCAACGAGGCCGGTTGGAGCGACTGTGATAAAGTTCGTTTTCGCCAAGGCTACCCTGAGAAAATTGGTGGCTGGACTAGACATGGTGGTAACACATTTACAGGTGTTTGTAGATCGCTACATCAATGGACTAGTCTTGCGTTTGTAAAGTATACTGGCTTAGGTACTAACGTTAAGTTCATGGTAGAAACAGGACAAAACTATTATGATATAACTCCTTTACGTACTACTGTTACTTTGGGTGCTAACCCTATAACTACCGCTAATACATCTACTTCTGTGACTGTTGCGCATACTGCACATGGCGCTACTTTAGGTAGTTACGTAACGCTATCAGGGGTATCTGGCACTTAAACAAAGAACACGCCATAACAGAAATAGTGGACGCTGACTCATATAAGGTAGTAGTGGCTACTACAGCTAACGGAAATGGGGCTGGAGGTGGTAGTTCAGTAGTTGCTGCATACCAAATAAATGTAGGGCCGGACTTTCAGATACCAGTAGATGGTTGGAGTTCTTCTCCTTGGGACGATGGTACTTTTAATGGCGGTAATGGTGGGGCAGAGTCTCTACGTTTGTGGAGTCAAGCTAACTACGGGGAAGACTTAATTATTGGGCCTCGTGGTGGTGAGATGTACTACTGGGATACAAGTGCGGGCACAGGAACAAGAGCAATACCACTAAAGAATGTACCTAACAATGGAACAATTGCGCTGTCACAAACATCCACAGGTATAGCTAACAATTCGTATGCTTTTATAACTAGTATAGATGCTGCGGTTGGGGCAAAAATACGTGTTGGTGCGGTGGTAACATGCACTACAGCAAATAGAATCCCCGCAGGCACGACTGTATTATCTATATCCGACAATCTCACCGTGGTGAACATAAGTGCAAACCCAATAAACTTTACGGGCAGTCAGTCGGCTACTTTTAATTTTGATAGTGATCCTATATCAGTCACTAAAGACTCTAAGGCAATAACGGTGTTCGACCCTACGTTAGAGTTTAATTATATGGTTGGGCAACATGTTACCATAGCTGGAGCTACAACCGTAGCGGGTATTACTGACACAGTTATAAATACGAGACATAAAATCGCTACGGTAGACTCTGCGAGTAACACTTTCACTGTAGATGTAGCTGGTGCGGAGCCTGCAAGTTCTACAACTTCTGGGGGTGGAGCTTCTGTAACTGTACAGTATGAGTTATCCGCTGAGGTGCCAGTAGTACAAGATAGTTTATTAGTTTCAGACGCGAGTCGGTTTACTTTCGCTTTTGGGTGTAACGCGTTTGGAGATGCTACAGAAACACAAAACCCATTACTACTACGTTGGTCAGACCAAGAAAACGCTTATGACTGGCGACCCCGTTCAACCAATCAAGCAGGAGATTTGCAGTTATCGCAAGGTACAGAAATAGTGACAGCCATACAGTCACGACAAGAAATATTGGTTTTCACCGATTCTGCGCTGTACTCGCTGCAATATGTTGGTGCTCCAGTGGTATGGGGTTCTCAGTTGGTTGGGTCGAATCTGTCAGTAGCGTCATCGAAGGCCGTTGCGTACGCCAACGGAGTAGCGTATTGGATGGGCAAAGAAAAGTTTTACAGGTACGACGGGACAGTACAACCGTTACGTTGTGATGTTAGAAAGCACGTATTTGATGATTTAGATAAAGGCCAATACGAACAAGTATTTGCAGGCACATTAGAAGAGTACCACGAGATATGGTGGTTTTACTGCGATTCTCAACGTGTAGCGCCAAACAAGTATGTAGTATATAACTACTTAGAAGATATTTGGTATGTGGGTACTATGGGCCGCAGTGCTTGGTATGACTCACCTATTAACGACTTCCCACTAGCTGCTACTGACACTTATAATTTGGTAGAGCATGAAAACGGTAACGATAACGGGCAAGGCGCTACGCTAGAAGCCATAGACTCGTTCATAACTTCTGGTCAATTTGGTATAGAGTCGGGTACTAGTTTTACTTTTATAGATAAAGTTGTCCCTGACATTTCTTTTGTAGGGTCTACTGCCGGCAGTCCTTCGGTTGAAATGTCTTTACTAGCTAGTAGCGAGCCGGGCTCTGCAGATAACAATCCTGCTTCAGAAGGCGGTGTAAACGAGGGGCAAGTTGCGCTAGCGGTAGATACGGTAGATGAGTATACAGACCAGCTAGATGTTAGAGTTAGGGGCCGGCAGATGGCGATTAAGGTACAATCTACGTCTCTAGGCACTAAATGGCAGTTGGGTACTCCTAGGTTGAACATGCGTCCGGACGGTAGAAGGGGTAGTTAATGGCTACTAAAATACGTAATAAACCAAAACTTTTCACTGTACCTGCTTTTCCCCGACCCCCTGCGGAGTATAGTTCGTCATACATGTTCAACAAAGATTTAGTGCTTAGGTTGTACCTACAAGGTGTAGATGAGGCGTTAAAACAGGCTTTGCAGTATGATTCTGATGACATCATTGATGGTTCTATACCTAATAGTAAATTAGAAAACTCTACAGTGTCTTTTGGTGGTGTTACGTTAGCACTAGGTGAGTCTGATGCTACACCGGCCTTTGATCTGTCAGATGCCACTGGATACCCTACATCTAGCCTTGTAGGAACTATTACGAATGCGCAACTCGCTGGGAGTATAGAAAATGCAAAACTATCTAATTCCACTGTCTCTTATGGGGGTGTTCAACTGTCTCTTGGGGGCACAGATGCTACCCCTGCATTCGATTTAAGTGATGCTACTAATTACCCTGCCGGTTCTTTAGCAGGCGAGATAGGTACAGCGCAGATAGCTGATGACGCAGTAACAGACGCAAAACTTGCAAATTCGATAAACGCTGCTATTGCAGCTAACACAGCTAAAGTAACTAATGCTACACACACAGGAGAAGTTACAGGAGCTACAGCCTTAACGATTGCAGACGGTGCTGTAGTTACAGACAGGATAGCTGATGATGCTGTAACAGACGCAAAACTTGCCAATTCTATAAACGCAGCTATTACAGCTAACACCGCTAAAGTAACTAATGCTACTCATACGGGGGAAGTTACAGGAGCTACAGCCTTAACGATTGCAGATGGCGCTGTAGTTACAGCAAGGATAGCTGATGACGCTGTAACTTCTGCAAAAATAACAGGGCCGTTTAGTAGCAAGCATGCTTTCAGCAATAATTTCTCTCAGACTATAAGCACTACGGCGGCAGTTACTGTACTTACCTTTTCTATACCAGCACCTGCAGGAGGCGTTGAAGCTACTCAATCGTTATCTGCATCAATACAGGTTAGGTTTTATAACAGTAGTAGTAGTTCGGTTAAAGAAAATCATCAGTGGAAAGTTCTTACGCAAATGAAGTCAAAAACTATTGGCGGGACTTCTTTAGGCACCGCAACTTTTGTGTCTAGTCCGAGTAGTTACCACGCGTGGTATACGGTTAGTGGCGATAAAACATCTATAATTTGTAGTAACCGTGGTACTTTTGCAACTAGTGTTACGGGCGCAAGCGCAGGTACTATGGTAGCGGTTTACTATGAGTCCGCAAGCGATAAAACTTTCTTTAGGACATCAAAGTTTCCAGATGCTACTACGGTATATAATGGAGTAGAAGTGTTTTATAGCCCCACTGGTTTTATTAGTCCCGGCACTTATGTGTCTAACCAAGGCTTTAATACCCAATACCTTACGATAGGGGCTACTACAGCATACCAAACTGTAGAGCTTCCATTAATGGCTACTTTTGGTAGGTCAACAACCGCTACTGACCTTAGAATACAATTTGACCATGTTTCTAGTACAACTAATTTAAGTACGGTGATAACTGGGATATATGGGCATGTGGAGAATACAGTATGATACAAGTAGGGTACACGAAATTAGTGGCTAATGAGGCGGTAGATGTAGTAGACTCTACACTTGAAGATGATATGCCTACAGCTAATGCTGCTATGGCTACACTTCAAACTTCGTTATCTGGAAGAACTGACATAGATACTCTATTTATGCAGCAGTATGTTGGGGAAGACGACGAAGACGGAAACAGAATATATAATAAATTCGCATTTCTTGACCCAGCATAGGGCTACCAATGGCCGAAAAACAATACGACACGCAAAAAGGTATAAGTGTTAGAACCCGCGAGGACGGCACCTATTCTCCTTTAGATATAGATCAGAACGGCGTAGTAGATGCCCTTACTGATGGGTTGCTGCTACTCCGTTCTTTATTTGGTTTGTCGGGTGACGGTATAACAAACGGAGCTATGGCCGATGACGCTGCACGCACGGCTGAAGAAGTACAAGAATACCTTGAATGGGTTAAAGCGCACCCAGAATCAGAATTATTCAGAGCATTTGACCTTGATAACAGTGGGAATTTAGACGCCCTAACTGACGGCTTGATTCTTCTTAGATCCGGTTTTGGCTTAAAAGTTGATGCTGCAGTAGAAGGAGCTATTACCAGCCCTGAAAATGAAGAGGGGGTTGCGGTACCTACAGCTACAGCACAAGAAATCGCTGCTAACCTCGAAAACGCTATAAATGTTCTACAACAAGTCCCTAAAGATGAAGAAGGTAACTATAGCGTAACAGACTCAACACCTGAGCCTGAACCAGAGCCTGAACCACAAACAGGTGATTTAGATGGGGATGGTATACCTGACGACGAAGATACCGATTTGGATGGGGATGGCATTCCTGACGATGAAGATGACGACGATGACGGTGATGGCATACGCGATTCCATCGAAATAGAAGACCAAGAAACTAATGATCTTTATGTCGAATATAAGTTAGCAGAGCGAGGGATAGATGACTCTCTTCGTTTAGACCCCAGAGTTTTTAACGAAGATTCTGATGGCGATACTGCGCCAGATGGGTATGATTTCTTCCCAGATGATGCTTCTGAACAGGAGGATTTTGACTTAGATGGTGTCGGTGGACACGCGGATGCGGATGATCTCGATCCTAGAATACTAGAGTCATTTGACGATTATGTACTAGCCTACCCAGACGAAGACTACGACGACGACGGCGTATCAAATAAAGACGATGCTTTCCCAAGGCACGATAAACACTCTAAAGATACAGACAAAGATGGTATAGCTGATGAACGTGATTCAGATAAGGATGGCGATGGTGTTGATAATGCGGAAGATACATTAGAGTTAAATCCGGATGTCTGGAACGAAGCCCAATACGATGTATGGTATAAGCAGCAAGATGATGACGGCGATGGTATGGAGAATTACCGTGACCCGTTTCCAAATGATGAGTTTAACGGTGAAGGCCCCCCAAAAGACGATCCTAGGTACGAGGCTTGGTATGCCGAGCAAGACTTTGATGATGATGGAGTATTAAACTCAGACGACCCTGCGCCTTATTTAAAAGACGTAAAGACTGATTACGAGTATGAGCAGTGGCATTATGAGGCGCGACAGGCTGAAGAGGGTATATGGGGAGGTGAGGCGCCTCATAATGCAAGCTATGACCAGATATTCGTAACCCCCGAGCAGTACGACCCCGAAGATCCTTTTACGTATGACACAGACGGTGATGGCATACGCGATTCCTATGAAATGTACATACACGATGATATGTCTGGCATAACCGACCTTGATACTTGGGGAGTGATGGACAGAGAAAACCTCGGGGGGACTGGCGAACAAGACTCACGTATAACATACGACCCTACCCTTACTTGGTTGGACTACGTACAAGCTATGGGGGAATGGAAAACCCCTAATAATGATATAGATGGAGATGGAGTAAACAACCTAGAAGACACGTTTGTGTATTCGGGAGACGAATGGGAAGACGTAGATGAAGACGGGCTTGGAGATAACTTAGCCGATGATGATATAGGTGAGGTTTCCGATGCGCTGTTAGATAGTGACGGTGACGGGCACGTAAACAAAGATGATGCTTTCCCATATAACCCGAATGAGCACCTTGACAGTGACGGTGATGGAATAGGCGATGAAGGAGACTTTTTTCCCGACGACCCAGAAAAATCACTCATGCCAGATATGGACGGTGATGGAGTTGAAGACAGCGTTGATCTATTTCCTACTGATCCTACTAAAACTGGTTATACCGAAGAAGAAGTAGCGGCGCGTGAAGCAGAGATAGCCAAACAACTAGAAGAGGCAGGGTATGTAAATTACCATGCTATGCGTAACGACGATAGTGTTAGTGAAGCGCGAGAAAAAGGTAGGGTAAGATTTGAAGAGAAAATGCAGGAGTATGCTGATAGGTTCTATACTCACACCCCGGGGTCATACAACCACCAAGACACAGACTACTTAGAAGAACTACTAGACCTAGATGGGGTAGCCGAATTTAGTAGGGAGCATGAATATTATAACGTGATAAGCAACCCCGACCACCCCAGCGGCTATTCTGGGGCTAAGGCTATTGTATACCAAGGGTACCCTAGACCCCTTACAACAGAAGAACTATGGCAAGGCTACCAAACAATAATGAGTGGGGGTATGCCGCTAGATCCTAGACATCAACAGGATATGACACAGCGTATGTCGGGGGCTAGCTCTAATATACCTGTAGGGTATATCTTTCACCGCGAGCACGTAGCGTATGACTACTCCGACATGTCGAGAAATGAGAAGGATAAATTAGAAGGGCCGCTAAAGTATAAAAAGGTAGATGATTACGGGAGTACTCCAAATTGGGGTACTGGTGATACTTGGACGGCTAGGGATTATTACACTGGGTTCCCACTAGAGTCAGAGGAGCAGACTCTAAACATGGCTAGGGCAGGAGCTATACCCGTAATTAAAAATGGGTACTGGAACGAAGACTTAGCGAAATTACGTGTAGGTCTTAGTGAGTACCGCGCTGACTTGATATCAGAATATCAACCTGTATATTCCCGTGGTGAGTTTAATGGGTTCATACCCACAGAAGAGTATATTAGGCGTTATGGTGATGAGGGGTTGGCTAGAATGCACACTCCTGACGAGCTTAGAATAAATGACGACCTGTCTAACGAATCGCAGGTTATGCACGCGCGTAGACTGTTGGCTGAGCAGTATGTTCTAGACATGTCCCAAGGACATCTATGGGAAAAAGGTTCAGTAGTAACCGGACAGGCGGTTCCTTTTAGGATTCAGTCCGGAGAGAATCCTGATGGTACTCCAATATATTTGGATGAGGGGTTTGACGCCAAGTACAATATAATAGACGAATTTGAAGACAGCAATAGGTATTACGGGAATTATACCCTACCGCTGCGGGGCCTAGATCCAACTGCGGGCCTTATTCGTGGGGCAGATGTCATACCTACGGAACAAGAAATTGTCGAGGCGTACTACTCAATACGAAGCCCTAGGCTGGGCGAAAACAACAAGGCTTCTGCAGACGCGTGGTTAGCTAGCCAAGATGAAGTAGTCCAAGAAATATTTAATGATAGAGAAACGTTTGTAGAGCCGGACAAAGAATTTATAGATAAGTTCCTTGACTATGTAGGCCCAGCCGAGGTGTTAAAAAGTGGCGGCGTGCAATACATACCGATGGAGACATGGGATGGTTGGGTTGACACCCTTAAAGGAGACGGAAGAAGAGCCGGCGAAGAACTTAAATCTGTAATAAGAAATTACCAACGCGGCGAGTATTTAGACTTTGCACATATAGGAATACTAACTGAGTTCAATAACGCAGCAGAACCAGATTATTCAGAACCCGACATCCAAGGCGATAGTGGCAAAGGCACCATGCTATCTGAATTGGCAAAGGCAAACTCAATTCTTGGGTACCAACAAGCGTGGAGGAACGCCGCCCAGCAACCAGAGTATTACCAGAACCATGAGAAGTACAAGGCGCAGCATTGGGAAGCATTCCGAAACCAGATGCACTACTCAGACGCAATGAATACAGCTCCAAATAGTGGTAATTATGACGTAGAAGGGGAATATAAGTCATACCACAGCCTACTGTATAACCCTTCCACGGGTAGTTTCGAAGCCGGCTCAACCGCTGACTTCATCACCCGGCACGAGGAGGACGGTGTAGAATACATCCATGTCATACCAGCGTCAGATTACGGTTGGTATACGGACGCTGCTACGAGTATGGTTACCCGGTTTAGGCCCCCACTATACATGCCTGTAGAAGATCAAGCCTCCCAAGACGCACTTTGGGCACCCGAAGAGAGGCAAGCATACGAGGATGGGGACAAGGAGGTTTTATGGCGGGACAATACTCGACTATACATGAAGCTGCCGACCACTGCGGTAGATCTGGAAGCAGGGTACAAAGCGTACCAAACAGCTATTGAAAGCGGTAAAACTGAAGCCCAAGCCCTAGAAGCGCAAGCTGCTGCAGAAAACCCCAACGATGCATTTCTCGAGGTCAACAAGTACAGGGGCACCTTTATGGGCGGTGTGCCGTCAACTTATTATTCCACGGGTGGTTGGAATGTCGAGGGTGGAGGCTATCCTGCCGACGAATATCTTCAACATGCTAACAGGTACCCCATGCCTGATTTCGTGGAACAGGAAGGCCGTTCTGCAGGCGGCATTTGGATAGATACTTCCAACGGTACGGCCCCAATTGGTTCATACACAATGATGTATATCTCGAACCCCGAGCCGCTTCCGCAATACGTTGAGAAGGCAGGCATGGGGCCGGGGATGCTAGGTGTGCTCGAAAGCGCTGGTTTAGCAATTTTGGCCATAGAGTTCCCACAAGCCTACCTCTATGTACAAGCTGCTAGGGCGGCAACGGGAGAGACGCTGAAGACTGGAGACTACATAGGCATAGTGAATTCTGCGCTAAAAGTTGGTGGCGCGCTAAAAATGCCTGCTACCCAAAATGTCGCCGTTGAAAACGCTACAAAAGCGCGAGAAGCTGCAGAGGCTGCGGCTATAGCAGATGGGCTTACTGGTGGCACATTAGTAGCATCTATCGGGCAAGCTGCTTACGATGCGGCATACCTATCAGAGATAACCGGTGCAGGTATATTTGGGCTTACAGCCCGACAATCGGTGGCGCTAATTAATGCCGCTGCCACGGGAGATGTAGGTACTGCGGTTGTGACTGCTTTTGGGCAAGACTACATATCAAAAGGCTTTGAAAACCTAGGTGTGGACAGTTCCGTATATGACAGCATGGATGCCTCCGTGAAGTTAGGAATTAGCAAAACAATGGAGTACATGCTAGATGGCGACAGTTTTAATGAGGCTTTAACTAAGGGTGGAGTAGAAGGACTTGCAGAGTATATTAGCAATACGGGGTACTCAGGCGAAATACAAAAGATAATAAAAGATTTTATGGGTGATTTATCCCCAGCCATAAATGGCATAAAAGAGTTATTTAACGTAGATGCTATAGGCGACGCACTAGATTCAATTACTGAAATAGTGCCTGAAGATGTGTTAAGAAAGATAGGCGCCGCATTTGAAGAGGTTGGGGATTTTGGTGAAGCGGTTATAAACATAGCCGAAAAAGGGTTAGACGTTGTAGACGAAAATATTATTGCTCCAGTAGTAGACCTCGTAGGAGATACAGCTAATGCTGCATATCAATCATTAAAAAGCGTAGATGACATATTCCCCGACGGATTGCCCGAAGGAATTACAGATCAAATTAGCACTCTTGCCGATGGATTAGAAGACGGATTAAAAGCAACCTATGGCAATTTAGATGACGCTGCTAAGAAGGCTATGGAAGTTAGTGTAGCTCAGCTTATAGTCAACGGAGAGATTGACGAGTTCGGGTTAGAGAGGGCGTTTACCAAAGAATTGATAACCACAGAGACAGTGGCAGGCCTACTAGAAGTAGATGCGTTATCCGCCATAGGCCCTGAAGTACTTACTCAGGCAGTGCGCAATGCTATGACTACCGGCATGGCCGGAGGTAACACGTCAAAAGCATTCATGCAAACTCTTGCTACCGCAGCGGCCAACTCGCTTAAATACGCTGTGCAGGTGGGAGGCGTTGAGGGGCTTACGCGAGAACTAGGGCAGTTTTGGGATAACGTTAGTGGGCAAAAGGGCAAAGTAGAAGATAACGTAGAAACGTTAGAGGAGCTAAAAGCTGAAGCGGAAGATAAGGTAGAGCAAATACAAACCGCCACTGATACGCTACAAGACAGGCAAAATAGACTAAACGAACTGTATTCAGCTGCCATAGCGGAAGACGCTAGTGACGCGGATAGAGACGCCTTTTTGGCGTACTCCGACCAGTATTTAGATACGCTACCTACATTAGAACAAAACATTAACGAGCTTAAAGGTGATTTGAGTGATATAGATATTAGGTATGACTCAGAATATAGCGAGTACCTAAGTAACGTAGAAAAAATAGAAGAGTATTCTCGAGAGTCTAATCCTAAGCTGCAAGCCGAATACGACAACCTAAATGTATATATGGCTTCACAATTAAGCCCAAACTTTGATTGGGAAGAGTACGCAGAGGTCAACAATTTAGGCGATGTTAGTATAGTTGAAGCCTCTAAGCACTTCTTACAAGAAGGGTATGTAGCCGGGGCTCCACTAACAACCGAGGATTATAATGCGCGGACAAGAGTAGCGGCTAACGAGTTTGTAGACACAGTAGCTGCTAATGCGGGGGTTGATTTAGCGTCACTAAACCCAAATAGCCGCGCTAGCATACGAAATGCCATTCTTACCGAGGTATCGTCGGGAGCAGACAGCGTTTCTTTAAACCCACTACAGTTTTTAGAGATGCTAGGTGATAATAAACCTATGGCCGACGAGTATATTGCTGGTACGGATTATGGCAATGTTATAGTGCAGGCATACAACCAATCTTATATTACCGAAGAAGGCGCGCCGCTAAACTTTACAAATTTGGGGGAAGTAGAAAACCATCAAATGGAGCAGCGTGCTAACCAGTTTATAAATGCGTATCTTCCCATAGATATTAAGACTGGCGCTCCCGTTGATCCCGCAGAGTATAGCCAATACCTTACCGACCTTATTGATGGGCAATTATTTGTTTCGTTGAACGAAGACGGAGATTATACGTGGGATGCTGCTACCGAGACGATTAAGTATAACGCCCTAACAGGTTTACAGGAAGTTGTTGACACTACACCGGGGAAAACACTTTCTCAGATGGCAGCAGAAGACCCAATATTTTATATGAGCACTTTGGGGGAGCTTGAAGATGATGTTGCCGCAATTAACTTAGTAAGAAAAGTCACAGAGGAGACAGGGCTTCCCGGAACAATACCCGCATACGATGATGTACCACTGCCCGGAAGTACCGAGTACGCAGATCTGCCGTGGATAGTGCGGGTTTCGCGGGACATTATGAGTTCACTGGCTGACAGACGGCAGAACTATTTAGACGTGGTGGAAGAACTAGAATCTTTTGAAGGCCCATTAACTCCAGAACAAGAAAATAGGCTTGCGCAAGCTACGCTTGATTATGGTAAGGCGGATAGCGATTTATTTAACGCTGAAGCGTTTATCGACGTATCTTCTAGTTTAGTGGGGTATTGGAATACTGTGGGCGAAGTATTTAGTATATCAGGGCAAGAAGGTAGAGCTAGGCAAGAAGGAGTTAGGGCACAGCATAACGCTGCCACCGCTGGGGCATCCATTGAGGAGGCTAAAGAGATAGGGGCGAAAGTAACACAGTCTATGTTAGAAGAGATAGACTATAACAGCCTTACTAATAATGATCTTGCTCGCAATATAACCATGCTACAAGCGTTTACTACGGGGCACCTACCACAGGCATACCAAGAAGACGTGAGTAAAATGTATGAAGCAATGGGCAGCGGAGAAGGTTTTTGGGGTGGCGTGTTTGCTGCGGGTGAGGCGGCGGTTAAGTATCCAAGGGCGTTTTCACATGAGATACTTAAAAAAGAGTTGGTTGAAACTACTTTGCAGTTTGCCGTTACTGGTGTGGGGGGTGTAGCTACTCGAGTTGCCGCTAAAGAGTTAGGGTCATCTATACTTGAGACAATCACTAAAAAGAATACCGATCTACTTACAACTAGTTTAGGGCAAGACGCAATAGCCGAGTATTCTTCTGTGGTAACTGAGATATACGACACAGCATACGCCCGGCTGCAGAACACTCCTGAATATTTAGCCGCAGACGACGCAGGTAAAGAATACTTGTTAGGGCAATATGCAGAAGCGGTTTATGCTAAAGCTATAGAAGGGGGCACGGTTGCTATGTCTGTATTCTTAGCCGCTGTACCCCTAGAAGGCAAACTAGACAACTTGCTAGCTAGGAACATATTTGGTGACGCGGGGTTAGATGCTGTACAGGAACTAGCGGATGCAGATAAAAAGATCCTAGACGTAGTGGGAGAGGTAATAGATACATCTTGGGCAGAGGGGAAGGCAGAGTTCCTACAAGAGGGCGCTACTAGCCTATACTCCGAAAGTGCATACCATGACTTAGGAGTGCCGTCAGAAAATCCAGACGCGCAGGTAGGCGCAGCAGCAGCAATAGGGTTATTTGCGGGGACAACCACCACTGCTATCATCGCCCCAACAGCGTATATATCTCCACAAGATAAGGTGGCTAATTCAATAGACGATCCATTTGGTCGGCTTATTGTGTCTACTAACGATGAGGTATATCAGGCAGTTCAGAGCGGTGATATAAACGCTGTACAGAATTTGATGGCCGCTGCGGGTTTTGACGGTATCGTCCCTATGAACCTAGAGGTGCTAAACGCCACGGACGACGAGTTTATTTTAACTGCTTCTGAAGTAACAGAGTCTTACGCCGAGATGGGGCTAGAGGCTCCAGAAGGCTTTGCTGAAAGCATGGCAACTACATATACCATAGATAGTGAGACTGGTGAGGTTTCAATAAATAGTCCCCTATCAGATGACGATACACTAGATCAGCAACTAGCAGAACAGTGGGATCTAGCGTTTCCTAGCGACTCTGACAGCGATGGTGTAATTGACAGCGAAGACGCGTTCCCGAACGATGCTTCTGAAACTGCTGATACTGACAACGATGGTGTAGGTGACAATACTGATGTATTCCCGAATGATGCTTTAGAAACTGTTGATAGTGACAACGATGGTGTAGGCGATAATTCAGATGTATACCCAACAGACGATCGTTTTAGTGACGTTGCTGGGTTTAATGAGTATGTAATATCAAACTTTGAAGCTCTCGAGGCCGAGAACAAAGAACTACAAGAACAACTAGATACGCAGAATAATTTATTACAACAAGTATCTGACCTTACCGCAGATATAGCTACAGCAGAACAAGATAAGATTGAGCTCGAAACTAAGTACAATACGGATATTGGTGCTAAAGATACCGAGATAAACGAGCTAACCACTAGCATAACTGCATTAGACGGTCAGATTGACGAGCTATCAACTGCTGCTTTAGCTGATGATGAAACAATAGAAGCTAGAGAAGAATCTATAACAGACCTCACA